GCCGTGCTGCGCAGGCGCTTCGCTACACCCTGCAGAGCTTTGTCCAGCTCCTTGGTGTCGGCGCCGAAAATGATATTAAGTACCGCGTTTTTCTTGGCCATGCTTCATAGTTTTTCCCATGCGGCCAAACAGGTCGGCCATCTTGGGGGTAATCTTCGGAGGTGGCGTGGCCCTGCGACGCTGCGAAGCGTACGGGTTAAAGTCGTTCCAGTCATACGGCCGTGAATTCTTTCCGCGGTGGATGTTGGCCTGCATGGCCATCATCGCCGAGGTCCGCATCCACGCCAGCTCATCGCTGTGCTCGTATGTGCGTAGCATTACCATCACCTCCCCGAAGGTACTACACCAGAAGTCGGGCGGCTTGAGGCCGCGGCGCAGAGCTTCGACGTACAGGGCTCGAAGCGTTAGCTCTTCTGCTGGCCCCGAGCCGTCGCTTTTTTTGGCGCGTCAAGAGCCATGGCCAGGCCCACCTTCTCGGTGATTTCTGACCAGTCGGTAGAGCCGAACAGCACGCTGAACTTCTCGAAGGTGATAGGCAGCTCGCTGTCGTTTAAGACAGCAGCGGTCCGCACTCCAGCCCAAATGAAGAGCGGCAGGAACTTGAGAGGCTTCTCGGCCAGCGCCTGCTGGAAGCCTGTGAGGTTCAGGTCGTGCTCCTCGCAGACGAGGTTCACGGCGTGGAGGTTCAGGAAACACGGAAGCTCGAGGTCGCCCCCGAGCTTCACGTCGAATTGTCCGCGGAGCGTGTTAGTCATGCCCCGAAGTTACAGCGACTTAGTCGTTGTTGTTCGTGAATGCCACGTTCGCGTCGTCGATGATGGATTTAGTGATAGAGCCGTCGCCTTCGAACTGCACCGCGTAGGTGGCCACCTCGTTCAATCCGGCGGTCTCCTCGTAGCTGGTGATGTAGGCGTCGCCCCACAGCATGACGTCACCGTCTACGCCCGTGGTCCATGCGATACGCACCTTGGTCTTTGCCTTCCAAATGTCGAACAGCTCAATGGCCGACTTGCTGCCTGCTGCCGTGCTGTAGTCGATGAGACCGTCGCAAGACATAGACCACGACAGGGCGCTGGTCAGGATTTCGCGCTGGCCGTCGTTGTCTTTGGTCGTTGCGTCAATGACTTCCATAGAGCCTGAGAACGAGCCGGAGGTCGCGCAGGCGATGAGCTCGAAGTCGTCGTCTTCCGTAGCTCCGTCTCCGAAGGTTGGGCCTACGTAGGTGAGCCCTGCGTCCGGGAGGGCGGTGTTGGAGATGTACACGCCGATGGCGTTAGAGCGGATTTTTCCAGTAGTTGCCATAATGGTTCAGATTTTTGGTGAAGATAGGGAGTGTCAATTATTTGCTTTTGCGCTGTACGACGTACCACTCGCCAAGATGGCAGAGCAGCGTGATGCCGTCGTAGTCGCGGTCCATGGTGGCCGATGCGGCTCCGTCGATGGTGCTGCCGTCGTTAGGGTTTGGCTCGAGTACAAAGGTGCGCTGATTGCTGAGGTTGGAGCCTGTCTTTACGCGCAGGACGCGGCCTTCATTTACAGCCACAGAAGGCAGGCGCAGCGTGGCCGTCTTTGTGTCGCGGGCTTCTGCATAGTTGGCAAAGATGCAGTAGTCGGCGGTGCCTACGGTGTAGGTGGTATTATGCTCCAGCTCAATGTCGCGCACTTGATAGTATAGCGCGCCGCGGATTTCAAGGTCGTTACCTACCGCTGCGCTGGTGGGCACGCTCACTTCGGAGCGGTTCAGCGCCACCTCGAACTGCATCGTAATCGTGAACAGGTCGTCCGCCTCGAAGATGTCCGTGGCCTGCGTGACAAAGCGCAGGCTGCTGATGTCTCCGCCCGTGTAGCCATCGAGCGCCAAACGCACCACCTCGCCCAGGTCGTAGCATGCCTTCGGGGTTTCAGCTATAGCCGTCACCTGTACGGTATGTTCGTCTACGGTGGCCACCCCGTCGTGTGTGTCGACGGGCGTGGTGTTTGTCAGCTGCACCACTACAGCAGGCACGGCGCTGCCCTGCAAGCGAGCTAGCGGAAAGATGCGGCTGTTGGTGGTGATAGCACCCGTCGCACCGTCCTCAATAAGGATGTCGATAATGTGGTTTATCATTTGAAGCCTTGCCTGTTTTTGAACTTGAGAATGCGGTCGATGGCGATGTCGCGGAACTTGGCTTCAGCCGCATCCTGCGTAGCCGTCCATGCGTCTTCAATAAAATTGTTTGCCGGGGTGCCGGGGTGCTGGATGCCTGGCACCTTAGGGGTCAGCCACTGCGACAGGCGGTGCACCTTTCCGCTCTCCTCGTTGCGTACGGTAAAGTGTTTGCGGCGTCCGTCCTGCAGTTCGCGGTTGGTGCGCAGCCCTGCCTTTGTGCCTCCGGCAACGAGGTGGGCGTACTTGATAGGGCGCTGCAGCTGTGGCTGGCCGCGGTCCATCCACGCCGGTGCCGGGAGGTAGTAGCTGGTCCTCGGATTGACGCGCAGCACCACGTAGGTGTAACGCTTGTCCTTCCCTTCCACTACTTGAATAGCTTTGGCGAGGTTGCCCGTGCGGGCGCTCGCACGCGCGTTAGCTGCCGCCTGGCGTTTGGTGATACCGAGCGCGGTCTTCATGGGGCCGATGAGTGCCTTGGCGCGGTAGCGCAGCGGCATGCTCATCAGCTCGTCCTCGATGGCCTTCAGCTGGCGCCCGTCGAAGCCGAAGCTGCCGAGCTGCGACTTGATGACCTTCGACTTCGGCCTGATGTCCATCAGTCGCGAAGTTCAGTGATGAGCAGCAGTCCCTCTTTGCGGCCTATCTGCACGATGCCCACGATGTAATAATAGGTGCTGTCGTGCATGATGCGCATGGTGGTGTCTACGTCGGAGCGGTAGCGCACCGTCCACTCCGTGCGGTTCAGCTGCACCGATTTCATAACCTCCGTTACTTCGCCGCTGCTCCGGTCGCGGCGCGACGCCCATACCTCCGCCAGCGTCGACCATGTTTCGACAGGGTAGTTCCATGTGTCGCGCGTGGTCACATAGTTCTGAATCTCTACGCGGCGGTCAAGGGTTCCTATCTTCATGGATGCAGCAGGCGGTAGGGTGATAGCAGGGCCTCCACCGCAAAGGGTACGGCGGTGGCGATGGTGCCGGTGACGACCTGCTGCCGGTTTTCGTAGAAGTGTCCCACCAGGATACGGATGGCCTGCAGGATAGGCTTCGGCACGGACGCCTCAGGGTAGCCGATGACGCAGTTCACCTGCACCCGGTTGAGGGCGTCATCGTACAGGTCCGGCGGATTGACGAAACGGATGCGTGCGATTTGGCTGTTGAGGTCGGAGTAGTAGTAGCTCGCCCCCAGCGTCTGCGTTGTGTTGGCCGTCGACAGGTAAGTGATGGAGGTGATGCTCTGCACCGGCCCGACGTTGATGCCCAGCGGCGCCCACGCGTCAGCGTAGGCTATTGCTGCGACGTCGCCGAGGCGGATGCTGCAGTACTGCTCGCACCATGATATAGCTGTTTGTCGCAGCGCGTCCATCAGCGTATCCTCGTCGGCGCTGTCGACGCGGCAGAAGGTCTTGAGGTCCGCGACGGTGATGATGTCGTTGAGCACCGGGGTGCCCGTGACCTTGACGGTGGTAACCATGGCCCGAAAGTACGAAAGCCCGGGGGAGTGCCCCGGGCCTTCGCCTATGGTGTCAGGTCAATTACGCTGCAGCGTCGTTGCACTTCGCGAGGGCGTTCGCCTGGCGAACGTCGAAGTCGAAGAAGCGGTTGACGTGCAGGACAATCTGCGCGTTGCCTGCTGCGCTGTACGGGTCGACGAGCAGGTCGATACCTCCGAAGTAGGCGAGGATGGCGCCCTGCTGGAAGTTACCGAAGAGCAGCTGTCCTACCGAGCCAGCGGTCGTGTCCACCAGGTACGGCGTGGCGATAGCGCGGTAGCCGTTGAAGGTGTTCGTGCTGAGGTCGAACAGGGCAGAAACCGACGAAACCTGTGCGAGATTCTTCGCAAGCTGGTAAGCGTACGGGCTCATGACGTAGTAGCAGTTCGAAAGGTCGGCTCCGTCAGCGAGGACAGCAGCTTCCATAGCTACAGCGAGGGCTGCGTTGAACGTGGTGTTCGTTACGCCAGCCGTGCTCAAGTCGTTCATGGTAGCGCCGTCGAGCGTGTCGAAGGCTTTCGTGTCGATGAACTTGTTCATGGCTGCGTTCAACTCCTGCGCGATGACCATGTCCACTGCTGCGCCGCCCTGGAGGAGGAGCTGCTTGGAGTAGGTGGTCTTCGCAGAAACCCGCTGCGGGCTGAGGGTCAGCTCGTCCATCTCCATGCCGCTGTTTGCGTTAGCATCCACTTCGCCTTCAGCCGTTCCGGCCGGTGCGACAGACACGCGCGGGAACTTGAGGTTCCCCGTAGCTCCGTTGATGACAGTCGTGCCCAACCGCTCGATGACAGACGGAGAAATCAGGGAGCCGATAGCGCCGGGAACGTTAATTGGCACAAAGCCTTCGCCGTCTCCGTTGCCAATAGTCGCGGTAAAGTTGTCAGCAGCACCGCGGTACAGCGCCTTCATCGGGATGGCCACCTGGCCGACAGCCTGCAAGCCCTGGGCCCGCATCTCACGCTGTGCCTCCTGTGCCCATTCTGCCTCAATGCCTTCCAAGGACCGGCCGTTTGCTGCAGTCAACACGGCGCGCGACAGGCTAAACTTGCCGTTCAGCTTCTCGATTTCGCGCTCTTCGCCGCGGCTCACTGCCTCACCACCCACCATGCGGGCGACCATCTTCTCGTGGTCGGCGCGGTGCTTGATGCGCTTGTCCAAAGATGCAACCTCGGCAACCAACCACTCGGCCCGCTGCTCTTCAGCTTCGGTAATTTGGCGGCCTTCTTTGTCAGGGTTCTCCACGAGGGCGACGTGCTCCTCGTAGTACTTGGCGCGGAGCGCCTTCAATTCATTCAAGTTCATGGTCTGGGGTTTAGTTTGTGCGAATGTACTGCGTTCAGAATTTACGGGTGCGGCGGGCATGACGTCCTCCTGCTCCTCGACGGCTTTGGCCTCTTCGATTTTTACCTTGATTTCGTCGATAGCTTCCAAGATGTCGTCAAGCAGCTCCTCGTCCTCCGGGTCGATAGAGCGCTCCTCCTGCTGCGCCTTCATGCGAGCGGCCACCGTGGTAGTGGGGTAAGCTGGATAAGTGACCGGGCTAACGTCGAGCAGGCTGCCCATCTTTGTGATGGTGCGCAGGTT